AGATGTATGGGTTCACTTATGATGAACACTTGATATGTAAATCTACTCAAGAATACGCAGGTCATATTGAACTTCTTCTTATGAATGAAGACGTAGATGGAATCATTTCGCACTTATATGTGCGACACTTTGGAGATATGTATGGCGGGGCAATCATTGCTAAACGTATTCCTGGTAGCGGTACGATGTACGAATTTGATGATAAGGAGTCGATGAAAGAAAACATTCGGCTATTGCTGAATGATAGTATGGCTGATGAGGCAAACAGATGCTTTGCCTTTGCGATTAGACTATTTGAGGAGCTATTACATGAAGAGCGAATTGGATGAATCATATGAGAGACTAATGATTGCTTTTGGAGAGAGACAGAAAAGACTTGATCGAATTAATACGATGCTATACGGTCTATATGCACTTATCATAGTAACTACAGTTTTGGGAGCGTTGGTGTTCAAATGAGTATTATATGGGAGAGTTTGATTGATCTACAAAACAATCTAATATCACAGTTTGAAGAAGACGCAACTGAAATTCGAGAACCTGGCATGGAAAGATTCAATCAACCTGGTTGGGTAAATAGAGTTTGGCGTAACGATAACTACAGGCGGGCTCACGTAGATGTTGTTGATATGCGTGAAGAGAAAAAGCTGTGGATGATGCACGTATGTGTTTTTCCTCACACACATAATGACGGTCCAATCTATGGGTTTGACGTTATTGCTGGTGCTAACAAAATGACTGGCGCATTTTACGACTTCTCATCTACCACTAATCAAGAGCATCCTATGATTGAACACTTTGCACAGATTGCAAAGACATTACAATGGAAACGTGAAAGGGAATTACCTGATTGGGCAAAAGCAATATTCAGCGACAGTATGATTGCCGCTGGTATGGTCAAAGAGCCAGCAGAGATCGATCAGATATGTAAGGTTGCCAGAGAAGGACTATGTTACTACAAGAAAAACATCGGCAATTATAATGGATACTCAGATAGCGATTTCGGCAAAGCAACTCAAAACTATTATGCTACACACCAAAAAATGAATCCTCACACTCCTAACGTGATGAAGAGTCTAGGTCTAGATCCAGATGATGTCGATGCATTCATATCAGAATCGTTATTTCCTGAAATATTGTAACATGATCTTTGCATAAGATTCATATAATGTAACATGATCTTTACATAATATTCATAAAAGATTTACATTCCAACCGAAAAATCTCTATACATAATAATAGCGTAGACAATCATGCCTGCGCTTTTTTGTGAGCGATGGGGTAAAGCCATCAAACAAAGGAGAAAAAATATGAAAGCACTATTGCTTGTCATTCTGGCAAGCGTGTTCGTGTGTCCAGCTTATGCTGAGATTGCAGAACACAATTACAAAGCAAAGAAAGACGATTGGACATATACGTATCGACATAGAGAAGGTACCTGGCATACTGAAGTTGGAAAGAAAGTAGGACCAATTGCAGTCATGTATAGACACGCTGATCTTATCGATGCAAAAGAAAATCGTATAAAATTCACACACAACATCTACAAATCAAAACATTTCAAATTCGATCATCGTATTGAGTACCGTCACTTCGACACCAAAGAATCCCACTGGCGCTATCGTTTCATTCTATCTGCAAAGCGTAAGATTGCTGATAACGTTTGGCTATGGGCAAAGATTCAACCGAGAATCAGTCTAAAAGATGAGAAAGTGTTTGACGCACGTGACCAATTTGGTGTACAATTCAACAATGGTAAACTGAAAATATCTCCCTTTGTAGAGAGGGGAGCTACTGAAGACTACAGGCATAAGCAGATTGTTTATGGCACACATGTAGAATATAAGATATAGGAGTAGGTAATATGGAAATGTTGACACTATGGAGCGCAGTTGGGTTCCTCTTCGCCGCTTATGCGGTAATTGCAAATGATTCAGTACAGACGCTCGGTACTTGGATGGCATCTAACAATGAGCGTTTCAACTACAAGACGTTATGGGCAGCCGCAAGTGCGGTACTACTTGCAACGCTTTGGTATGGTTGGTCAGTGAATGGCGGTGACATTAGTTACGGTCGATTGAACAAGATTCCTTGGCAAGAGGTTCAGTGGTATCATGCCGCAGCCCCAGCCATTCTTGTTGCACTGACTAGACTTGGTGTGCCTGTATCTACTTCATTCTTGGTGTTATCAGTATTTGCTTCAACTTTCGTGTTGGAGAAAATGCTTATGAAATCGATTATGGGGTATGGTGTAGCCGCAGGTTTTGCTTACGCAGTATGGTTTGCTATCACTAAGTATGCGGGTCACTGGTTCGATGAAACACAGCCTGTAACTGAAGATAACAAAAAGTATTGGCGTATTGCTCAATGGTTTGCAACTGGTGGATTGTGGTGGACTTGGTTATCACATGACATGGCAAACATTGCAGTATTCTTGCCACGTGTAGTTCCCGTAGACTTGATGATCATGGTCTCTGTTGTGTTCGTAGCAGGGCTGTTCTTCATGTTTAGAGAGCGTGGTGGTAAGATCCAACAGATTGTACTAGAGAAGCATAACACTCGTTATGTCCGAAGCGCAACGCTGATCGATCTGTTCTACTGGTTATGCTTATACTTCTTCAAAGAACTCAACGACATTCCTATGTCTACTACTTGGGTCTTTGTTGGTTTGTTAGCAGGACGTGAACTTGCAATGGCTACGTACTTTGGCAAGAAGAAGTCTAAGTCTGTATTCCCATTAGTTGCCAAAGACTTTGGTAAGATGATGGTTGGACTTGGCGCATCTGTTGCTCTAGTATTGCTAGTGCATTATGTGATAAATCCCGTGTAACTAAATAATACATGAGAGAAAAATGGAAGGCATTAGTAAACTGGCTTGCAAACCCAATGGTATTCATGTGGGGTACTTTTGCCTTCTTTTTCATTAAGGGACTGTTGTGGCTAGCACTGTTGTTTTTTGGTTACTATTTTGTAACTTAATGCTTGACACAAGCCCATTACCATGTTATATTAGATAAATAAAAGTGATTCGCTGAAGCTTATCAACGCTGGACAGGACTCGGGTGCGACTCCCGACACCTCCACCATAAACACTTGGAGAATGAAATGAGTGATGTAATTACATATTTGTTGTTGAGATTCGTGCAATACGGATTGGTAATTATATTATTTGGAAGTTTATTACAAGTGTTTATGATGGGGGTGAAGTAGGAATCGACTGACAGAATAGAGAACGTGGAGAATTCGGGCGCAAGCTCCGTTAACGCAAGAACTAAACTAAACGCAAACGATAATTTTGCACCTTCAGAATACGCCCTAGCGGCATAAACTGACGGGCTGCCGACTTGCCTTGGAACAGAAAAGTCGGACCAAGTTTCAATAATAAGAAAGGAAATCTAATGAAACTCGCAATCGCAACTGTTGCAACTCTATTGGCAACAAATGTATCGGCTGAATCTATCGTATCTTTCGGTGGAGAACTAGATGCAAATTATGCTGTAGATGCAGAACGCATGACAGTTGATATCGAACCAGCAATTACGCTGACTCCAACTGAAGGCTTGAACTTCGTAACAAGCACAGAGTTAGCACTGTGGGACGATGAACTTGTGGTGGATAGCACATTAGATGTTTTACCAACACTAGAGTTTGAACTAAACTACACTACTTCTATTATGGACTCAGTAGAGTGGTATGCTAAAACAAAATACAATCTCGACACAAAAGCACGTGAAGAGATTCACGTAGGTGCGACTTTTTCATTCTAAGAGGCGCAATCAATAGTTAAAAAGAGGGGCGATTTTTCGCCCCTTTACTCTGAAATGACTTGACAGATACACCATATTCTGTTATAGTTAACACTCATTTAATCAACATGAGGATATAGTATGTCATCAATTATAATACCGTCAAGCGAAGCTGATCGTAAGCGCATTAAAGAAGCAATGCAAGAAATCAGTAATTCGTACCTTCGACAAGAAGCCGAACGTGAGTTTGTAAAGGAAGCAATCATTTCCCTTGAAGACGATGTTGGTATACCTAAAAAGTATCTCGGCAAAATGGCTCGCATCTATCATAAGCAAAATATGAGCGAAATCGTGTCTGAGATTGAAGAGATCGAAGCCCTTCTTGAAACCGTAAATAATGCTTGACAGGAGTGATATCGTCTGTTATAATAAGCGCATGTAAATCAGAAAAGGAGACAAAGATGGTAAAACATTTATCAACTTTCTATAAAGAAGATAGTTCTGGTCCTAGAGCAGAGATGTTCATTAACGAAAATAATGTTATAGGTTTGAATTACTACATGGGCATCGGTGATAGTGAACCCTTTAAGACTGAGATGTTTCCAGGTAAGCATGAGAGTTATGTAGAAGATGCCGCTGAAAACTGGACTATGGGAATCAAAATATTGAATGGCTAGTACTGATTATTTTGAAGAGGGTCTATATCAAGTAAGCATTGATCCAGACTCTGGAAACGTTTCTTTAGGTAAAGAGACTTATATTAATGATAATAAGCGTGAAGCTTTTATCTTTCAAGTAGCCTACTTGATGGGCAGGGAGCATAAAAAATCGCAGATACTAAAAACATTGGGCTTATAAAAGAGTTAAACTCTGAGACGATCATGAAAGAGATCGCAGAGAATATTTCTAAAGGAGTGCCGTACATTGACGCCGTAATTGTATACGCAGAGAAGTATGGACTTGAAGTAGAAGTAATCGGTGAGATCATACGCCGATCACCAGTTCTGAAAGCAAAAATCTATAGAGAAGCTGAAGAACTAAATATGGTAGAGAAACTGACTAGGTTGCCAGTATGACAAAAAGCCTGTATAGCACACAAGACGCTTTTGACGTTTACATATGCTATCTTGCTTTGAAAAGGCACTTTAGTTCGAACTACGATTACTTTAAATACAACGGTAAGGTTAACGCCAGAATCGATGCATTTGAAAATCGTAAGGACAAGTTTTTCTTCTTTAAGTTGGCAAAACGAAAAGACTATAAAGACTTTCTGTTAGCCAACATGGTCAATAATCCAGACGTTTGGATTGGTGACTTAGTTGATAGTGAGACTGCTAATGAAGTATTCATGGAGTGGTCAAAACGTCAACAGTCTTTGGGATATATGTTTGGTAATGAACTAGACGAATTGAACGAAGACTTTAATGCTAACTTCGTTGTTGAGGACGGGCAGTATCCACGTATATTGTCTCTCTTCAACATGAAGCGCATCAGCATCGAAACTCTAGTCATCTTAAGTGACTTGACAGGATGCTTCAAGTACTGGGACAAAGCAATCAATGATACGATAGTTTATCCTAGTATAAATAAGATTGTCAACAAATATGGACCGTTTCTAAATTATGATAAAGCGAAAATGCGGAAAATATGTCTTGACAAATACAACGCAATACTGTAATATATACAGCAATATAAACCGCTATACAAGGAGTATACAAATATGACTACATCTTTTTCAGCCCTTAAGAAGGCTCGTACATCATCATTCGACAAGCTGAACTCTCAGCTCCAGAAGATGAATTCAACAGGTAACAAAGGCGATGATCGCTTCTGGAAACCTGAAGTAGATAAAGCTGGTAATGGCTATGCCGTTATTCGTTTTTTACCCGCACCGCAAGGTGAAGATATGCCATTCGTAAGAATGTGGGATCACGGATTCCAAGGACCAGGTGGCTGGTATATCGAAAACTCTCTCACCACTCTTAGTCAGGATGATCCAGTTTCTGAGTATAACTCAAAGCTGTGGAATTCTGGTCATGATGAAGACAAAGAGACTGCACGTAAGCAGAAGCGTAGGTTGAATTATATCGCTAACATCTATGTCGTGAAAGATAGCGCAAACCCTTCACGTGAAGGTCAAGTGTATCTTTATAAGTTTGGTAAGAAAATCTTCGACAAACTGAACGATGCAATGAATCCTCAGTATGACGATGAGTCTCCAATCAACCCATTCGACTTTTGGGAAGGTGCAGACTTCAAACTAAAAATTCGTCAAGTAGAAGGCTATCGTAACTACGATAAGTCCGAGTTTGATAGTGTAAGCGTTCTGTCTGGTGCAGACGGTGCTGATCTATCAGATGAAGCACTTGAAGATGTTTGGGGTAAGCAACACTCCCTTCAAGAAATTGTTGATCCTAAAAACTTCAAATCTTATGATGAACTGAAAGCTAAACTGTATAAGGTTCTAGGACTTGATGGCGGTGCACACGCACCCACAGTTACCGCTGAGGACGACAATGCGGGGATGGGGTTCACTCCGAATTTCAAAGAGCGTACTGCTCCTGAACCGGAAGCCTCTCCGTCTCCAACTCTTGCTAGTGATGACGGTGATGATGAATCGCTGGATTTCTTCAAGAGCCTAGCTGAAGACAATTAATCTGATTAATAGTTGAAGCGACTAAGGCGACTTGCAGAAATGTGAGTCGCCTTTTTTATTGTCTAGAATCCACCTGCGAATGAAGCGACTCCACCGACAGATGGATTAGCAGTAACTAAGAGAGTTCTAGCATCCCCACCCTTTTGTACTACAGTAGTAGGTCCTACGTTAACAGATGCCACTTGTGCGGCTTGAGTTCTTTGGGCGCTAGATACTGCATCCTGATCAGTCGCCCTACTTCTGCCAAGTGCGCTACGTAAGTTATCAACACCTGTAGTCAATCTAGCCAGAGTTGGCTCATCTAAACTATCTAAGCCTGGACCAAAGTCTATAAGTCCTCTTTTACTACCAAATATGCGTGTTGCTGGACCAGTACCTGTATCATATATTCCGCCCTTCATGAGAGCGTCCATCATTGCTAGAACAGCGCCTACGTCTCTAATGATTTTTCCTAGAGAAGCGGAGCCAGCGGACGCATCAACTTTACTTAAACCTTGAAAGCTTGAGACAAAGTTATTCATGGCTAAGCCAAATTTGTCCATTTTTGATATTAAAGCATCATCTAAAGTCTTAAGAGGTTCAAGGGCGGCAATCATCTGTGCGATAGGACCATTACCGCCATCTTCAGAGTCTTTGCCAAACAACCAGTTCCAGCCACTCTTGACTGTATCCACTGCGGATGAGAAAAGACTTGTAACGCTTCCAAATGCATCAGCGGCAAAGAATGCGGCAAGACCTCCTGATAGAGCAATTAGACCTGTACCAAGTTTAGGGTCTATCTGTAAGTTAGCGAGTGCTCCAATACCTTCAGCAAAGTTAGTTAATAGTATTTTTGTGTTTGCGCCGTTTACTCCTAAGACACTAGCGAGAGAAGCTAACGAATCGAATGCTAAAAAGAATCCTGCTATCGATGCACCAAGAGCTGGAATACCAAGAAACACAGCGGCACCAACTGTAGCACCTATACCAGTGCCTGTAATCGCCCCTAATGTTCCTCCTACCCCAACTAGTGTAGCTAAAGTCTTTAAGGATTTTTCACTTAACGCATCAATCGCATCACCAAAGTTGCCCATCAGAGTTTTGACGGCACTGCCATCAACTCCAAGCGCACTTGCTAGACCAGCACCGCCTGCAAATGTTCCCATAAATGCAACAATAGACGCTCCAAGTGCGGCTGCCCCTGCAACCATTTTTGCTTTAGTGCCTGCTTTAGTGAGTGCGCCTAATATTCCTCCGGTAGTCAGCATAGCAGTGAGTGCCGCTACAGATTTGGGAGTTAGGTTTTCTACACTAGAAGAGAATCCAGCCATAAGTTTAGCAACATTACTGAAATCTGCACTAGCACCTAATGCTAAAGCGCCTGATCCAACAACATCAGTTGCGGCAAAACCAGCCATGAGTCCTAAAATACCTAGACTTACAGCAAACATGCCCTTAGCTAATGCCTTAGCTTTTAATGGAGAGTATCCTATTAAACCGCCTGTTGCGAAAAGTGTGCCTAATGCGGCAACTGCACCTACGCTTAACTGACCTATCGAATTCGAAAATCCAGCAAGCATAGTCTTTATGCTTTCAAAGTCTAAGCTAGCCCCTAATGCACTAGCACCAGCAAATA